CAGTTCAGAGCCGATGAACAGTACCCGCGCACTCATGATCGTTTTGGTATCGATCATGCGCGAACCGGTGATCATGTTGATCTTACGCGGCGAGCGGTTTTCGGTCAGGGTGATGTCCAGACGGATCAGGTCAGCGTAGGTAACTACGTCGTCCTTGGTCAGCTGGTTGGTAGCCATTGCGCCACCAGCAAAACGAATCACACCGGCAGCGTTCAAGAGGTCAGCCTGAAGCATGGCTTCAGTCAGGTCGTTCGCACCGCGAATCATTTCACGGTTGATGTGTTTGTCCAGCTCGGCATCCGAGTCGAAATCGAGCGATTCTTGGGTGTACTCACGGAAGATACCGAACTTTTGAAGAGTACCCTCGATCATCTTACGAGTGAAACCAACGCGGTTAACGCGGCCACCAGTTTCCGACAGCAGAGGTGCTTTACCCTGAATCAGGCCAACGTCTTTGGACGAGCCATACAGGTTACCCGAACCTTGCTTGTAGTTGGCACCAACGATGCCAGCTTGAACGTTTTGCGCTTTCACTTGGGTGTCAGTGCGCAGGTAGTTACCTTGCAGGGTGACAGTCCAAGGCGAAGCCGAACCCGACTTGACTGCGAAGCCAGCCTGAGCAGCATTGACCACGGCGACAGCGGCAGTTGCATCAGCTTCAACGGCGTATTTCAGCACGGTTGAAGTGAAGGTAACTTCCCACTCAGTGACCTTGATGGTCACGCCGTTGGCGTCGATGCCTTGGTCGTTCATGTTACGGTCGTCGATCATCGGCATGTAGTGGAACCGAGTGATCTTCTTGCCGTAGTTTTTCGGCATGTTGGTAACGTCGGCCAGTTGACCGAAGTACTGTTCACGAGCGGCGTCGATCAGCGCTTCTTTCTGGTGGAAAGAAACATGGGCCTGTGGGCCAATGCTGGAAGGAACACCACCGGCAGGGTCGTTATACTTACCCGGCTTGTAGGTATCAGGTGCGGCCATCTTGTTTGCTCCTAGTTACAAAGGTTTGCCAGCCAGCTTGAGGAATTCCTCATCGCTCATCGCCAGCGGGTTAAAATCTTTCGGCGGTACTTCTTTAGCAGTAGTTGCTTTCGCCGGAGCTGCTGCTTGTTTAGCAGCGGCAGTTTGTTTTGGTGCTTGCGGCTTTGGAGCTACAACAACTGGTGCAGGTTGTTGAACTGGAGGCTTTGGCTGATTCAGATGGTTGAAAGCACCTTGTTCATGAAGGGCTTTGCCAACTACATCATAAGCTTGCAGATCACTTACACCTTTCAAGTTACCCAAGATGCGTTGCTTGTCGATCTCCGCTTGGACGATATCGTAGACTCCAGAATCAACCTGAGAGGCGATATGCAGAAGAACATGCGGATTCTCCAGTACCATCTTGCGTGAAGCTGGGTCGAACTGCTTGTTGACCATACTGATTACGCGGTCATGGGACGAGTACTGCTGAAGATCAGACAGGGCATCCTCAAGTGCGTTCTCTTGTACAGTCAGAGCTTTCGACTCCGGCTTATACGCTGCAACTTGTTTGTCGTCGATTTCGAGTGTATCAACACCCGACTCTTTGACCAACTTTGCGATAGCTTCCGGTTTTTTGTTGTGCAAGTCAATAAGGTAAGACAACTTACCTTCATCAAGCAGACCATTACGCTCCAGCATACGGGCAATACCCATTACTGGTTTCAAACCGTGCATCTTGTCGTGATAGTTCACGCCTTTCTGCATCAGTTGAATTGCTTCGTCTACCGAGTTGACTTTGAACTCACGACCACTTGCCTTGAACGCAGTAAACAACTTGGCCAGTTCATCTTCTGGCTTAACAGCTACAGCAGGTTCTTCTTTTGGCTGAGTAGTCTTATCGTCTTTCGGCGGAACTTCAGCAGCAGGAGTTTGCTTGTCGTCTTCTTTGACAGGCTCAACCGGCTCAGTTGGTTCGACGGGTTCAGTCGGTTCTACTGGTTCGGTTGGTTCTGTAGGCTCAACTGGCTCTACAGGTTCTTGTGGTTCAACAGGCTCTTGAGGCTCCACCGGTTCAACAGGTTCCACTGGCTCTTGTGGTTCAGTGGGCTCAACCGCAGGAGTTTCATACAACTTTTCACGATCAGCCGGAGACATCGCAAGGATGTCTTCATCGGACATAGACAGGATGTTGTCCATGAATTACACCCCCTCGGCTTCTTGACGCAGAAGTTCTTGTTCTTGCTCGTATGCGGCCAGTTGCTCACCAATGCCTTGGGTCTTACTGCGCACTCCACGGATATACGCACCAAAATGCGCAATGGCACTCAATTGATCTACGATGGAATTCTTGGAGATGCCACCCAGCGCTGTGGGAGCATTGCGGGTGTCGGTGACTTCAGCGAGCAAGCCAGTAAGGCGCAGGACTTCATTTTCAAAGTAGCCATTACCGACTACCAATTTGAAATCCTTGTTCTTTTCCAGCCGCTCCAGTGCTTCACCCAATTGCTTGAGTTGTTTAGCACCTTCGATGGAAATCTGGATTTCTTGCAGTGGAGTTTGGTTAAGCATTAGTTGTTACCTTCAGTGATGTAGTCAGTGCGACCACGGTTGATGTGGCCGCACTATATCGTCTATCTATCGTATTAGGAAGAGGCTTTAGCCATCTGACTTGCTTCCTGTTGGCGTAATGCAGACTCAGCAACTTTCAAACCAAGTTGAGATTGAGCCTGAGTGCGTAAGCCATCCATAGCTCGTTCATGGTTTGTGCCAGTCTCTTCTTGTACGAAGTTGAGATTCTCCATGTCCGCAGCAGCTTGCAGGTGTGCAGCTTTGGCCCCTTCAGTGTTGATCTTTTGAGTATTGAGATTAGCCTGTGCACCAAAACTTGCAGCACGTGCTTGTTCAGTTGCAATTTCAGCTTGCAGCTTAAGAATCTCCAACTGCTGAATCTGTTGCTGCAACGGATCAGGCGTAGGTTTGTAGTCCTCAATCCGTTTGGCGATGTCCGGCATTTTACGCAGCCGAGCAATGTCAGCCATGATCAACTGAGTCAGTTCAATACCCATTACAGGGCCAGCAGTCTGAAGGATAAAAGCCAGTTCCTGCGCTTTGGCGTTGTCTTCTTCAGCAGTCGAAATCGACAGATCCAAATCGAATGCACCTTGCAAATCATCCTTGCGGATTTTCACAAAGTGCTCGTTGGTGATACGGACGACTTCTTCTTCGTCCAACCACTCTTGGTTCATGGCGATGATCTTGCGACCAATCTTGATCACACCGTTGGAGATACGGCGGAGCAAACCAAGTTCACGCTTACTGGCTGCATCCAATGCACCACGGATACCTGTAGCCGTATCACCCAAAGCTTGTCCAGCGATACCAGCACTGAACGCTTTCACACCGGTAATCGATTCAGCTTCTTGGTTCTGGCTTTCAATCATGAACTGCGCAGACATCGGCAGTTCTTCAAACTTGTGCAGGTGAATCGCAGTGCGTGGGTCAGTACCGGGGTTGAACTGGTAGTTCTCACCGTTGTTGAACTTACGCATTTCCACCGGATCAAGTGCACCTTTGGCGATACCCGTCTGGCCGTTGGCACTCCGTGCCATCACATCGATCATTCCACGGGTCACAGCACCAACGATCTTCTGGTTGTCGATCAGCAACGAGCCGTCCGATTCACCGTAGATACTGCCCCGTACAGGAAGGTAAGCCACTGATACGAAAGGTAATTTACCATCCGGGAATGGGTTCTCTTCCATACGAATTTTGACATCGCCCACCCAAGCAGCGATGAACGGTTTAACAATTCCAGTCCCGTCAATGTCGCGGAAACCCCAGTACTCGTACACAATGAATTTGCGACGAGCCTTGTCCTTGAATTCGAAAGTCTGATTGCCGTCATAACGCACAGCCGCATCCGGTTCACCCAGAATGCTTTGATTCTGTGGGCTGAGTTTGTCCAAGTTCTTGTAGCGCCCATCTGCTTTCAGATCAGACAAAGAACTCTCAAACCGGTGAATGATGAACCCAGCTTTGTCCAGATCCCCACCACATGATGGGTCAGGGATGATGTTTCGGTAGTCACAAACCTCTAACGTAGGATGGTTCTGTACGGTCTTGTCTACCGTTACATCCTGCCACTCTTTAACCACTGGGGAACTGGGCACACCTGTCTCAACCGAGACTTGATAGGCCATCTTCCATTCTTCAGGCTCTTCATTGAACTGGCTTGGGCTTTCATTAAACAAACCATCCAAGCGAAGCAGTTCTTGCTGAGCAGCTTCGCTTTGGTCGGGAATGATGTGGTAGACCGGCTGTTGTTCAGTAACCTTTTTAGTACGGTAGCACCAACCCGTTTTAACAATGGCCGTGCCTTCATCCACACACGTACGCACTAAGTTATCGATAAAGCTTTGCTTGTCGATACGGTTATTGAATTGATGGTTGATGACCATGCCATTGTGACGGGCAGCATCTCGATCTTCCCACGTCACTGGCTTGACGTTGAACATGTCAGGCGCAGACAGGAAAGGTTCGCTCAGGTTGGCATAACGCCATTCGGCCTGTTTGCGAATCAGCTTGGGTTGTACACTGGAATGGTTTGAATTTTCCTTCATCTTCGCTTTGTTGCGAATGAAGAGGTAATCCAGCCATTCAGTAATCAGCGTACACTGAGCATCATGGTTCTGACGTGCAGACTCATAGTCTGTCTTCAGATCATTGAGCGTAGGCTCTTTGCTCCAATCAGTCAGCTTGGCTTCCTCGGCCTGCTGCTGGACTTCAAACTCTTGGGCCATTACTGGTTCCTTCTAAATAAGTGAGACAAGCATAATGCAATTCAAACAAATGCACCCCAACTTCCAGCTCCCTACCCGTGGTACTGAACACGCGGGAGCTTATGATCTGTACATGCCAAGTGCTGGTACAGTAAACCTGCACGATGTCCCATCCGAAGGTTTGTTGGTGGGTCTTGGTTTTGCAGCAGCAGTACCAGTTGGTTTTGTTGCACTGATTCTGCCACGTTCTGGCGCAGGCGCAAAACATGGTGTAGGTTTGCGTAACACTGTAGGAGTTATTGACAGTGACTACCGTGGAGAGTGGATGGTGAAGATCACTCAACAGGAACTCAAAGAATTTGGTTGGGCAGAAGGTGAACGCTTGTTTCAATTCATCTTGGTGCCTGTGTTGTACATGACACCAGAGC